ACTTGGGTTAGCCCATCTGGGTTTGCGTGAAGGTAAGGGATAATCGGGTGCTGGTAAGTGCCGGTCGTAAACACTTCCCACTCTGGGTGCTGTCGTTTCAAAAGCGGCCCCATGATTACCGGTTCGAGTATGTTGCCAAGGTCGGCAGGAAATGAGTCAATTACCTTTTGTGGCAGGTTGCCAGTCTTTAGGTGGTGCAAGTAGAAGGCTGACTCCCAGCGGTTGAGTCCGAGAATCGTGCCAATCTCAGAACCGCCGATTCCGTCAGCGCGTACTTCGTGCCACTCTGAAGTGCCGTTATCAAACACTCCCAGTAGCTTTGCCCCATTGAATGTTGCCGGTGCGTGAAGCTCCATTATTCCCTCTTTCCTAGTTAGGCTTATCTTATGACCGCACAAGGACATCTTACAAGTCGGTACATGGCTTTGTTGAAAAAGATAAGTGTTGCCGGCGGCGTGCCTTGTGAGAAACTTCCCAACGCGTTCTTTCCCGAGGACATCACCGATCCTGAGCAGCGCCAAGTGTCGACCAAGATGGCGCGCGCCTTGTGTAAGACCTGCCCGATACTTCAAGAGTGCTTCACCTACGCGCTAGAAACTAACCAGCAGTATGGCGTGTGGGGTGGCACTACTGCCGACGAACGCTAATTCGCTCTTTGCAAATTTATAGGGTATCTTCTGGCTATGAACTCAGAGCAAGCACTAACGGCTTTAGCCGTAGGCATCCAGGCAACTCAAGCGCCAGCGTGTCAAACAACAGACCCCGACGCTTGGTTTCCTCAACGTGGTTCGCCTAATCCAGAATTGCACCCAGCCATACAGCTCTGCAAGGTTTGCCCGGTGATGACCTTGTGCCTTCAGTATGGGCTCATAAATAATGAGCAGTATGGCATCTGGGGTGGGCTGAACTCGCGTCAGCGAGCTAGGTTGCGGAAGTCTACTTCTTGGTCACGATTGAAGTTAGCACCGACAGCAGCGCCGACCCCAGCGAGATGCTGAAGAACCCAACCCAATCGGCTGAGAACAACCCAACTGTGCCACCACCTAAGAACGCTAGTCCTGCTTGAGCGAATGTCTTGATTGCTCGTTCGCCTGCGAAGTTCCAAAAAGCTTTATTAAACATTTCCATTAGTCCAATCTTGATTGTTTTTTCCGTCTTGCCACGATGCACTTACAGTGTACGCCGTAGTAATGATTGAGATAAGCGATACGCCGCCAGTTATCAAAGTCACTCCGACTCCCCATTGGTCAACCAGGAACGTCAAAGCACCGAAGATTATCATTGCGAAGCCGAGTCGATACGATCCAAAGATTAGCTTGCGCCGAAACTTCCAGCTTGCTCCGGTTGCGGACTCAGGCTCATCCTTTAAAAAGAACACGCCGTCAAACATCTTTACAAGGGTCTTTTGCAACATTCGCATACCTCTCTTGCCGGTCGCTTAAGGTTTGTCAGTATTAGCTTGTAAACGTCAACCTTGTCTGAGGTGACACCGAACACGCCCTTGAGCGTTCTCGAGGCTGTGACGTGGACGTGAGGGCCTGACGATTGCCCTGTGTTGCCAAGCAGTCCGACTGTCTGACCTTTGCGTAGCTTCTGCCCGACTGAATACCCTGGCTTAGAATCCATGTGGCAGTAACCGAGATACCAAATCACGCCGTCTTTATCCATAGCTGTCTGCACGACAACCCAACCAAGAACCTCTGAGAACTGAATCAACCGAATTGTGCCTTTGGCGATTGCAGGAATGCGTGTGCCACGAGGTCTAGCCCAGTCAGTTCCGGAGTGCGGTTGCATACCATTGGCTTTGCGAAAGTTACTCATCTCGCCATAGTGAGCGGTTATGTATTTAGCGTCATAAACCAAACGCCAATCTGAAAGCCTCTTAGCCACGAAGTACGCTCACTAACCCGACTGCGACCGCTCCCAGTGTTGCGCCGTAGACTCCGTAAACAAGTCGAGCAATAAGCTCAACCTTTGATAGTCGGTTCTCAATGTCAGCAACCTTGCCTGGCAAGTACTTAAGTCCACGCAACTCAACAACCATCTCAATCTGCACGTTAGAAACTTCAATTAGTTTCTCGTACACCTGAGCGTTTGTGATCCTTACGGATGAGTGTGTTTCGTCTGACATAGGTTTAGTTTATCAGAACGTGATCGTGCCAGTTCCAGAGGTGAAAGTATAAACGGTGTAGTCACCCGATGTGGTTTTGGCGTATGTTAGCCCGACTGGAATTGTGTTGATGTCACGCCGATAGCTTGGGTATCGAAGGACTACAACACCTGAACCGCCTGAGCTAGGGCCTTTGTTGTTTAGGAATGAGCCTAAGTTTGCACCACCACCGCCACCACCGCCAGTGTTTACGCCACCCGAAGTGCTTGCATAGGTTGTCCCTCCATTTGAAGAAGTCGCTCCAATGCCACCGCCACCTGCACCGCTGTTGTCGTACTGTGTGCCTGTTCCTTTACCACCGCCACCGCCGCCAGCACGAGTCACAGATGTTCCCGTTATTGAGCTGGCAATACCATCGCCACCGTAGCCTGTGCCATCTGTGCCACCAGTTTCAATAGCACCACCACCTGCACCAGCTCGGAATGTGGCAGGAAAGTTAGCCCCACCACCTTGCCAGTCTTGACCGTCGTTGCCTTGATTAGAAGTGCCAGCTCCACTTGATCTATCTTGACCACCACCACCGCCTGAACCACCGGCGCTGCCGTTGTCAAAAGATGCTCCACCAGCGCCACCACCAATGGCAGTCAGCGCACCAAATACTGAGTTAGCTCCGTTAGCATTTCCAGCGCCACCACCACCAACGGTAATGGTTATTTCTTCCCCACCGAAATAAGTAATGCCGTCTAAAACAGCAGATGGGCCACCTGATTGTTCACCTGGAACTCCACAGAGATAACCACCAGCAGCACCACCACCACCAGCAGTTGAGCCACCGCCGCCGCCAGCACCTACAAGTAAGTACTCAATAAGAAACGGATCGTTGCCGTCTAAAATCCAAATCGGAATCATGCCGAAACTCGACCGATTACCCTGTACTGATTAGCCGCTGTCTTGATAACCGAAGCCGCAGCGTATGGCGTGTCAATGTAGAACTCTGTGCTAGTCCCCTCACTGCCTGCGCCAGCCCAAGAAGTTACGCCTGCCCCTGCGATAATTTCTACGGTGCTAGTCGTGTTAGCAATTATGTCCACGCGATCGCCAATGGACGTTAGAACATCTGGGAAAGTAATGACTGCCGCAGCGGTAAAGTTTAGCGTCGTGTTTGCATCACCCAAGACAACGGTGTACGCGGAAGATTTATCTGTCACAGTGGTTGCAATAAACTCAGCTTTGACATCTTGAAACCCTGCCGTTGATGCGCCGTTAGAAACGTAAGCCTGACCAGCAGTACCGCCGGTAATTGGTACGATTAGATTTTCCCAAGCCGAACCGTCATAATAAGAGAACTCATTCTCATCTTCCAGCCAGCTAAGCATACCTTCTAGCGGAACTGAGATAGTTGATGTTCGAGTTGCTGCGTCAGCGAATACCATAACCGCTTGATTCTGTAGGTAGTTGTTTATGTTGCTCGCCGTTATTACTTCACCTGGTTGCCATGTTCTGAACCCTGACATTATTCGCCGCCTTCAAACTGAGTTACTTCCCAGTCAGTCAGTTCTTCGTTCCACGAATACATCAGCCCGTCGTCTGGGTAAGGGACTGGCGCTTCCCACTGTGCAGTTTCCTCAACTAGAAGCCAAGAGTCATAAGGCTTAGGTGAGATGAAAGCGTCACGATCCAAGTCATAAGTAAACCCAATCCCTGCGTAGTTCTTGCGGATGTTACCGTTGTATGAAGTGCGAACGCAGACTTGATTACGAAACTCACCGTAGTAAGCTTCCCAGTCTGAGATGCCGCCAACAACTTCATCTTCATTGCGCCCGACTATCACCTCGGTGACAATGTTGTTCTCGTCTAAAAAAGCATAATGTGCCAATTTATTTCCTTTCGCTAAGCAAAGCTAACACTGCCAGTCCCTGCTGTAATGGTTGTAACCTTGAACGCCCCGCTAGTCGCAGTTGAGCCTGTAAGCCCTGCGCCGAGTGTAAGTGTATAGGTGTCTAGGTACTTGATAATTGCCACACCTGAGCCGCCAGCGCCACCGATACCGCCAGCGTCACCACCACCACCGCCGCCGCCGCCTGTGTTAATAGTTGCTGATACGCCTGTAGTGCCTGCACCTGCCGGAGCGCCTGCCCCGCCGCCAGAAGAAGCCGTTCCAGCTGTATACCCTGGTTGCCTGCCCCAACCACCGCCACCGCCACCGCCTGCTCTTGAAATAGATGTCCCTGTTATTGAGCTTGCAACGCCGCCACCGCCATTTCCGCAAACAAACGAGTCTTGTCCATTACTACCAATCGCACCAGCACCGCCACCGCCGCCACCTGAATAAGAACTGATCGCTGTAAACCCAGTTCCGCCAGAGTAACCCTGATTGGTAGTTCCGCTACCTGCTCCACCTGTAGGTACATAGCCAGACTGACCACCACCGCTACCGCCTGAGCCTGCTGCAATTCCCCCACCTTCGCCGCCGTTAGCTCCCGATTGTGAAGTTATAGTGCTGAAAACAGAATTTGACCCATTAGCTTCAGCTGCACCACCGGCACCAATGGTCACAGTGTAGTTTGTAGCCACTATAAGGGATAGTGCAGACTCAGCACTTGCGCCGCCACCAGACGTTCCTGCGCTCGTTCTATAACCACCGCCACCGCCACCGCCGGCGTGACTATCACCGCCGCCACCGCCACCTGCAACAACTAGATAGTCAACGGTTAATGGAGCAATGTACGCAGCATTGCCAGCCAACATAGAGTTGTACCGAGCAAAGCTAATTAGCCCAGATGTGGAAAGTTTAGAGATAGCCATCGAATTTTACCTTACGCAGTTATTTCAGAGCCAAAGATGTTGAAGCTTAGGTCTGTTGTAGAGGCTTGTACCGTCACAACATCCGCAGCGTCTAGTGTCAGTCCTAGCGTAATTGTCGTGGAGTCTGACGCTCCTACAGTTACCGCCTTAGCAATGTAATGCAAGTTTGCCAAGGTTGCACCATTAGGTCTAATTGCGATGTCATAAGTCCTAGCCGTTGCCGAGCGGTTAGCCACAACGATTGTTGAGATAACAGCCTCAGTAGATGCCGGGACTGTGTAAAGAGTTGTGTCTGTCGTTGCAGCCGGAGCTACCTGTCCTAGAACTTTGTATGCGTTTGCCATTTTTTATGCTCCTTAAGCGCCCATTAGTAGGAAGTTAGTTTCAAGTCCGCCTGAGCCAGCTGCTTGCTTGCCGTCTAACTGTGTCTGAATTGAGGAAGTAACGCCGTCAACAAAGTTGAGTTCTGCGGCTGTAGAAGTTAGGTCGCTTATCTGCGAAGCCGGAATTGTCACCGCGCTTAGATCAACGTTTAGTGTTACGTCGCCAGTTGTGCCGCCACCGGTCAGGGCCGTTCCAGCTGTGACCGCCGTAATGTCCCCGTCAGAAGCCGCTGCAACCCACGCTGAGCCGTTGTAGAAGAACAGCGCAGAACTATCCTCTAGATAGCTAACCATGCCCTCAGCGACGCTTGTGCTTAGTGCTGTGCTTCTAGCGGCTGCATCGGCGAATACCATAACAACCTGGTCTTGCAGATAAGTCTGGAACTCATCAGCGTCTACGACTTCAGCGATGGCCCATTGTTTCCAGCCGGTCATGTAATCTCCTAGTAACTCAGTGCGTTGCCACTTGTAAGTCTACCAAAGATGACATCTGACAGAGTAAAGAAGTTGTACTCGGTTGATGCCAGCCCTAGCGTTACTGTGTGGCTTAGCGGCGTGACTGTTTGTGAAAGCCTAATTACCTTGGCAAACCTGTCAATCGCAGGTGGAACGTTGTTAGGCGTAAACAGCAGACGAATGAAGTCAGTGACTTCTAGATTGAGTATCTGCGTTTGCACCGAGTTGCTTAGGTCGGTGATGTTTATGTCAATCGCTTCAAACCGGTATTCGGGCTGAGCGTATCCGGAGACTAGATAGGTTGCTAGGTTGTCGGCACTTGTGTCGTTGTCTAGCGGAAGTCCTGAGAGTGAAAAAGATGAAATGCCAAAATCTTCTTGCGACTTCAGATTGACCGCAGTTTCAGTGCCGCCGTTAAGTCGGCTGACGCTTACCTCGTTGTATAGCAGTTCTGATCCGTAGACGACAGCGAGGTTCTGATACGGAATGCCAGTACCATCATCGGCAAACAACAACGGGGTTGCGGGTGCAGACTCGTATCGGTCTTTGAATGTCGCAATGCCTTGTCTGTTTATGTAGAAGTCACCTGGCTCGGAGTCGGCAATTGTATTTAGGTAACTAAGCGCGTTAGTCCCTTCGGAAATTACGTCAGCTTGTAAAGACTGCAAGCCAGTTTCTAGGTCGGTTCTATTGTTCGGCCACTGCATTCCAGCGTTACCCAGTATTGCCGCGATGCGCTCACCTGTGAACTGTGCTGTGTTGGTTACAGCGGAAAGCGACTGGTTAGCCATTTGGCTCATTTCGTCAGACGCTTTTATTATGGCTATTGAATTGCCCTCTGGCTGATACTGCAAGTCCCAGTCGTCAATAACGCCTTGATACTGAACGATGCTATTTGAGGTAATTCTTATTTCACGCTTGGGAAGTATCTGCCCTGCGTATGGGCTTGCAGAATAAAGCGGGTCATAGCTTCGAAGGTTATTATCTAGTTGTATGGTGGCCTTGCCCGATTGGTATTTATCAAGCTGACGTGACTTGCCTCGGCTGATTGAATAGACCAAAACATCAGGGGTTACGTCTTGGTAGATAGCGCCGCCGAGTATCGTTTGGGCAGCGTCTAGGATTCCGTAGAACGCGTCGTCAAGCTTTGCAAACTCTGCGTCTGGTTGACCGGATAGGTCAAAGCCGATTTCGACTTTGTTAGTCGCCACTATGCCCTCGCAAACACGCGACCAGAGCCGCGCTCGTAGCGCACGATTTCTTCGACTATCTTTCGCCCGATGTCTGTGCCGTCTGCACCCATGCCAGCGTTGATTGTTATGTTGATGCCCTTGCCTGAACTGTTTACGAATTGGTTTAGCCTGTCTAGCGGAATAACCGCCTCGGCTTGTCCAGCTTCTCCAATAACTCCCAGCGTGCCACCGGCTCTGGGCATAACGATTCCACCCTCGGCAAATCCATAAGGGTTGAAAGTTTGCGATCTACTGTCTGTTGTGTAGCCACCTATTTGACCCAAGCCTGGCAGCGACTTACTCTTTACGCTTGTGCCGTTGAACGCTTTGATTACGTCAATGACTCGCTGGAATGTATCGGCGACAATTTGTAGCGCCGTAGAAAGAATGTTTAGGCCAACAATAATTGCGCCAGCGGTTAGGTCTAGCAGGAACTGAACGATTGGGGATTTTAGTATTGCGCCAATGGTTTCTGCAATCACTCCAAACGACTTACCTATGCTTCCAAGGGCTGACAAAAAGTTCTCGTTAGTAACAAGCTTTATTATGGTCGCCAAAATGGTCTTGGCTAGAACTGTCAAGAACTCAAGCACCTGCCCAACTGGTTCTCGCAAGTCCTCAAACAAACGGTTCAAATCTGGTAGAGCTGCTTGGATAAGCGGAGCTAGTTCTTTTGACACGTCTGCAAGTATTGACTCAATCTTTTCAAACAGCGCAAGCATAACCGGAGCAGCTTGGTCAATGATTGGGCCGAACCTGTTTAGTAGGTCTAGCAACTTTGGAGCTAGTGCGCTACCGATTTGGATTGCGACATCTTCAAGCCTTGACTTCATCAAGTCCATTTGAGCGTTGAAGGTTTGTAGTTGCTTTTGCGATACCTCGTCAACTGTTCCGCCGGCAGTTCGCAGCTTGCTTTCGTATTCGGTAAGCGCTTCGCTGTTACCAACCAACGCCAAAATACCCTGGCGCGATTGTTTGCTGAACCCTAGGTTTGAAAGTTCTGCAAGTTTCTGCTGGGTGCTTAGTCCATCAAACGCAACTGTTACATCTCTGGCAATGTCTGCCAAGTTGCTCATGTTTCCATCTGCGTCAAAGACGGCAATGCCTAGTCGCTCAAATTCCTTTGGTACTGCTTTGGCGCGGTCAGACAATCCGAACAAAGTGTTCGTCAAAAGCGTTCCAGCTTGCTCGCCCTTGATACCTTGGTCGGCGAATACGGCTAGGGCTGCCGATCCTTCTTCTATGTCTTTGCCTACGGTCTTTAGCGCGTTACCGGCTTTGGAAGTAATAGCGGCTGCTAGTTGCTCTACTGAGGTATTGGCTAGTGTGTTGGCTTTTACGAATACGTCAGTAACTCTTGTAAGTCCTGCAAGGTTTTCAGCTGCGTCGTCTGAGGTAAGACCAAGTGCGGACTGCGCGTCTGTTGCTAAGTCAGTCGCCGTTGCCATGTCGAACATACCAGCTTGAGCAAACTTCGCAACCTGTGGCATTGCGGCAATTGAAGCTTGTGCATCTAGTCCGGCAGAGGCTAGGAAGAAATACGCTTCAGCGGCTTCTTCAGCGGAGAACGTTGTGGCTTTGGCTACTTCCCTAGCAGCGTTGCTCATGTCCGTTTGTAGCGTCTCTGAGACGTTGCCCATGATGGCTATGGACTTATTTAGTGCGGCATCAAAGTCACCGAACTTCTTGACGGAAATTACTGCAATGGCTCCAATGGCAGCAGCGGCAGCAGCGGCAGACTTGGCAGCAAACGCACCGAATTTTTTTAGTGATCCTTCAGCGGCCTTGACACCTTGGTCATAGAACTTGGAAACAATGGGGAGATTTATGGCCATTAGATTTCAATCCGCCTATTCACTTTTTTCATCAGCTCGTTCACAATAGACTTGGTGAGAATAACGATGTCTGGTCTTAGTAGCCTGAACTTTGCAAACGCAAAACGACCACCGCTCTTTTTCATCGGCTGGACTTTGTTTAATTCCCTAACCATAGTTTTGCCTTGGAATGTTTTTCCGCTTGATCGTGAACCAGCTAATTCGGCAATGTATGGGCCACGCTTACCTGTGCGTGAAATAATCCGAACGCTAACTAGGTGATTGCCAGTTTTCTTTGACCTACCTGGCGTGAACGAAATTGCAGCGCGAACTCTCGCCCAGCCTGTATCACCTGCGTGTCCAAAGTCACCGTCACCGAATCCCCTAATAGGTGGCTCAACTGGAACGGCATCCGCTATCTGCTTTGCGAACGGACTAATCTTTGCGCGTAGGTCTTTACGCATTTCTTTCACAAGGTTGTTATCTAGCGCCTTGAGTTCTTTGATTGCATCGCGGACTGCGTTGCCTTCAATACTCGGTGTTGTTGAAATCATTGGCGCTCCTTATGCTACAAGTTTACCGCTTACGCTGTGACCTCTCAGCTTTGGCTTCTAGGTAGCGACCTATTGTCCAAAACATGCGCGGTTCTAGCTGGAGCAAATCAAGCGGACTAATACCTGTTTCGCAAGCAATCCAAGCTATGCGCCAATGGTACGAATCATCACCTAGCCCTTTTGGGCTTTTGGGACTTCCGAGTCCACTCCCTCAATAGTTTCTAACCAAGGGTCAAACTCTAGCTCGGTTGCGTGTGTGCGGTGTTCCACGCTCCACGCCAAGAAGTAAAGGTGCGTCATTTTGAAGTCGCTACCCAGACGGGCAATGCTGATCTCGAATGTTCGTTCAAGAGCAACAATGTCCGCCGGAGTAGTTACGACATCTTTGATTGTTTTATCTGCGTAGGTTATGTGTAGGTTGGTTTGCATTTCTTCTCCTTATACTACGGCTCTGGTGACTGCACCGGATACTGGCCAGCTAACGCTTAGCGTAGCTAAATCGCCAACGTTAGAAGCGAATGGCTGATACTGGGTGACAAGCGCCGAGCAGCTGTATGTCGGGTTGGTTGCCGAGATTGCCGATGCCGTTGGGGTTATTGTGATTACAACTACTGTTCCCAATAGTGGGAATAGAGTAGCGTCAATTGAGTCGGCTGCGAAGTCCTGGTGGAAGTCAAGGCTGACTGACGCATCTTTCAAACCACCGATACGCGTGCGCGCAGTGGCTCCAAATGCTGTCGTGTCTTGTTCCTCAACTGTGATGTCAAGGGTTACAGCGGCCAAACTTGCGCTCAAGTCATCGCCACCGATGGTGATTGTGTAATCTGTAGCTACAAACTTTGCCACAATGTTCTCCTTAGTTGCTGTAAACGGTCACGACGAAATCCGCCGCGAGGTATGTTGCGTCTCCTAATAATACCGCACCGATGTTGGTCATGTCTGTAACCCTAACATCGTAAGCGTTACCACCTAGCGTCTTATCCGATTGGATTGCCAGCTTGACCGAACTAGCACCGGTTGAGGATGCGTAGCCGTCTAGAAGTCTTTGTGCGCCTCGTTCGTCTACTCTGCCGACTAGAACTGAAACGAGGAAGTTGTAAGTTGTTAGGCCGTTCTGAAACGCACCGTCATAGTTGACCGACTGAAGTTGAACAACAGCCTGCGGTGGGTTTGGGTTGTCAGGTATTTCAGCAGCGGTGCGAAGCCCTGAGATAGTTCCAATGTTGGTTGCCAGGGCATCTCTAATTGCGGTGATGCTCACGCGAACCGAACCTTCTTGAACGGTGCAATCATTACCTCAACGTCTGGATCAAGTCTGCCGACTCTAATAACGCCAATGTCACCAAAGCCAGCGACACCTAGAGGTGAATCGTTGCGCTTGAAAATACGAGAGCCTAACAAAACTGTAGCTTGAGTTATCTGGGTTGGAACCGAAGCGAATCCAA